TGGTTAGAGCATTTGCCATAGCTCCAACTGCCAGTTGTTCATACAGAAGTAAAGACATAAATGGATTTACTGCAACACCAGAGATTGCTCCACCTATTTCAAAGACAGTGGATAGAGATTCAGGTGAATTTGGAATAGAGAAAGTTGAATATGGCAACGTAGAGATCGCATCCGAGGTTGGATGGGAGAGTTATAAGTTAGTGGCAGATCAGATAATGATTATGCTGGAACGAACAGGTTTGCTTCATGGCTATAGCTTCAATTCTTGGAGCGATATGGTGACTTACGATGAAGCTTTTATAGAAGAGTGGTTACTCAGCCCACAAACTTCTTTATATTATGCGCTTCAAGTCATGAATAATACACAGGATAAAACAGATGCTTATGCAGCATTAGATGACACTGCTGTTGATGATTACTTGGCACAGATTATGAGTAATAAACCAGATGAATTAGCTTGTGACTGTCAACAATGAACCCCTACGAAAAATTATTAAATAGAAAACGAACTTGGACACCGGTCCAACCCACAAAAGGAAAAGTAAAAGAAGGTGCTGAAGAAACCATCTTGCGTGCTCTCGCAATACGTCATATGGAGCTACCAGTTGGAGAATTTATTACACAAGGATTGGAGAAGGAAGTCCCGCAGTCAGCGAGGACACTTCTTGAGTCGAACGTTAAAGACGAGATCAAACATGATAGGGCTTTGGGTTTCATTATTGAATCCCATGGCTCTGATCCAACTGCTGAAAACGAAGGAAAATTATTGAGAGATGCTTGGATACAACACCCAGACCACACCATTACAAAAGCTCTCGTGGCCGAGCGAGCTATATTCTTTGTTCTATTGCCTATGTTTCGCTTTCTTGGTGACGCTGCTCTTAGAACAGTATCAGCTGATATTTCCAGAGATGAACAAATCCACGTTGCGACTAATAGTCTTGTATGTCGTGAGCTGGGGCTTATTCCTAGTAACTCTTTGGATAAACTTCGGAAGGCAACTATTGCATGGGTAATGCAACCCCTTAAAGAAAATACAACCGATAAATATTTGGACAAAAAATTTTGGCTGGATGCGAGTGATCGGTTGATGTATGAAGGCAAAGCACCACAGCTTTCTGCCACAAAATCAGCTCGTATGCCAGCATTCTTTGAACATGACAACAGGAATCTCCCTAGCTACGCTTAAGTTACATAACGACAGACTAGATAAGTTACTTACAAAGTTAGAAGAAAACTTCGGTTGGAAACCAATCCATCCCAAAGAAGATGTACAGACAATCATGTACCGTGCTGGACAAGCCAGCGTTATTGAATATATAAGATCCATTATGGACGAGGAAATTTAACATGTGTGCAGCAGTAGTCCCTATAATTTCAGCTATAGCTGGTGCAACTACAATTGCAAGTCAGCTTGGCATCATAGGAAATAGAAATCGATCATCGACACCAACACCAACAAGATCACAAACACCACCACCATCAGTCAGACCACCTGGACCACCTGCGATGGGAGCTTTGGATGATGAAAAATTAAAAAAACCAGACGAATCAATTAAGATTAAACAGAATGCAAAACAGAAACGAGATAAACAAACAGTTGCCAAAGGTTTATCAGGATTAGGTGCAGCTCCTGCTGTTAATACTGGCGTTAATGACACACCAAATTTAGGTATTAACGTATGACCGAGGCACGTACAAGATACAATCGACTATCCGCTGGTCGTTCTCAGTTCCTTGATACCGCAGTTGATTGTAGTAAGTTAACGTTGCCTTATCTAATTAAAGATGATATTAATGGTCCCGATCATAAAAAACTAAGTACACCATGGCAGAGCATAGGTGCCAAAGCGGTTGTCAATTTATCAGCAAAGCTAGGTTTAGCCCTTCTACCTCCTCAAACAACATTTTTTAAATTACAAATAAGAGATGACAAATTAGGAGTAGATTTACCAGCTGAAGTTAGAAGTGAAATGGATTTATCTTTTTCAAAAATGGAAAGGATGGTTATGGATTATGTAAACGCTTCAACTGACAGGGTAGTACTTAATCAAGCTTTAAAACATTTAATTGTATCTGGGAATGCATTAATATTTATGGGCAAAGATGGTCTCAAACACTATCCCCTTAACCGTTTCGTTATTAATAGAGATGGAAACGGGAACGTTCTTGAGATAGTCACAAAGGAACTTATAAGTCGTCAGGTTCTCAATGCAGACTTAGGAGAATCATTTCAACCAAGTCCGGTTGACGAAGACAAGTCTGATGAAAATGAAGTAGAAGTGTTTACCTATGTACGTCTAGAGAATGGACGATGGGTTTGGCACCAAGAAGTTTTCGATAGAATTATAAAAGGTAGTAGAAGTAGTGCACCTAAAAATGCTAATCCTTGGCTCGTTTTACGCTTCAATACCGTGGACGGAGAAGATTACGGACGTGGCAGAGTTGAAGAGTTTCTGGGCGACCTTAAATCTTTAGAAGGTTTATCACAAGCACTGACAGAAGGCAGTTCAGCAGCAGCTAAAGTTGTTTTTCTTGTTAGTCCTTCATCCACTACTAAACCAAAGACCCTAGCTCAAGCAGGAAACGGAGCAATCGTACAGGGAAGAGCGGAAGATGTACAGGTAGTACAAGTAGGAAAGACTGCTGATTTTAGAACAGCAGCTGAAATGATTTCTAGTTTAGAAAGAAGAATCAATGAGGCATTCCTTGTTCTACAGATAAGACAAAGCGAAAGAACTACAGCAGAGGAGGTACGCCTTACTCAGCTAGAACTCGAACAACAATTAGGTGGTCTCTTCAGCTTGTTAACGGTAGAATTTTTAATACCTTATCTCGACAGAACACTACATATACTTCAAAGAAATAATCAAATACCAACCATACCTAAAGATCTAGTTAGACCACAAATTGTGGCTGGAGTTAATGCTTTAGGTAGAGGGCAAGACAGAGAAAGCTTAACTCAATTTGTAACAACACTGGCTCAGACTATGGGACCAGAAGCGTTAATGAAATACGTAGAACCAGCTGAATATATTAAACGTCTTGCAGCTGCACAAGGTATAGATGTATTGAATCTTGTTAAGAGTAAGCAACAACTTGAACAAGAAATGCAGCAACAACAACAACAAATACAAGCTCAGGAAATGACTAAACAAATGGGACAACTTGCTAGTGCTCCTTTAATGGATCCAAGTAAGAACCCTCAAATGTTAGAAGAACCTGAAGAAGAACAACCACCTACAGAAGAATAAAATGGCTGAAACTTTAACATTAAATAATGATGCACCACAAGAAGAAGGGTTATCTGCTGAAGAACAGGACTCGCTACAAGTTGGTGAGAAGTTAGTAACAGAACAACAACAATTACTTGCTGGTAAATATAAGAATGCTGAAGAATTAGAACAGGCTTACGTTGAACTCCAAAAAAAATTAGGAGATAATGATAACGTTGCAGAGCAAGAAGAATCTAAAACTGAAGAAGAACCTGAAGAAGAACCTACTGAAATAAAAGCCTACAATGATGATGGCTCAGTTAATTATGAAAGTGTAAAGGAAAACTATGGTGAGACTTTAAGTAATTTATTTAAAGAAAAGAATGTAGATCCATATACTATCTCTAAACATTTTCATGAGAACAACGGAAACATCACACAGGAAATGTATGACCAACTAATAGGTACAGGTTTATCAAAGCAAGCGATCGATTCATACTTGACTGGTAGAGCTGACGAGATGGGATACAACTCTGACTTACAGCAGTCAGATATTGACACAATTAAAAAGTCTGTAGGTGGAGAAAATGAATACAAAGCTCTTATGGATTGGGCTGGTCAAAATTTATCTCAAGATAGCATTGAATCATTTGACCACTTAATAAATACAGGAGATAAAAATTCTATACAGTTAGCAGTAGATGGCTTAGTTGCTAGATACCAAAATGAAAATGGATATGAAGGAAGAATGCTACAAGGTAAATCATCCAAAAGTAATACAGATGTATATGCAAGTCAGGCTCAACTCGTAGAAGCTATGAGTGATCCTCGCTATGACAGAGATCCCGCTTATAGACAGCAAGTCATAGCAAAGCTAGAAAGATCAGACATTCAATTTTAATTATGCCTAAAGGAAAAGGTACCTACGGAACCAAAAAAGGTAGACCACCAAAAAAATGAAAACAAAAGACTTAGACAACTTACTTAATTATTACCCCTACGAACCACCAGTACGAATTATGACAAACCACAACCACGAACATGACCAATGGCACATTGCTGAAGAGACAAACGGCAGAGTTGCAATGATTGGAATCATAGCTGCGTTAGGAGCATACCTAACAACAGGTCAAATTATTCCAGGAATTTTATAAATGGCTGCAATCTCATTAACTAGAGAAGGCACAACAAACTGGCAGAAGTTTTGCGAGTGGGTTACAAGTACTAACAACCGCCTCTATGTAGGTTGGTTTGGTGTGCTTATGATCCCTTGCTTACT